ATCAGCTTTCGCCGACCACCCAAAGGCGCCCTATCCCACCCCCAACATCGTTAGTAGCCAGCCGGAACCGAGAGCGTGTCGATGTAGCTGCACGCAGCCGGGTTGTTGATGAACGTGTTGAACGACGCCACGATGTAGAAGATCGTCGCGGTCGCAACACCACCCGAAGTTCCACGAAGCTCGAAGAGCCGACGGCCCTCTTCCTCGTAGAACCCGGCGGGGTTCATTTCCGCGCGACCCCACACCTCGTTGACGATGAAGTCGATTCGCGTCTTGTCCCACGAGTAGGACCGACGAATCGGCGCACCGGCAATCTGCTGGACGTCGAAATACAGGTCGAGGCCCTGCTGGTTCCCGCCCTGACGATTCACAACCTGAACCGTCTGGCCGAGTTCCTCATACGCCTGAACCTGACAGGGGTGCATCCACGCCTGGACTTTGACTCCATTGTCCAGCCCGATGCGGTCTCCGATTCGGTTGAGAGCGAGTCGAGCGTGCGCAAGAGCCAGGGGTCCAGCCGCTGCAACTCGATTCGCGCGAATCTCCGGGAACTGAGCACGATCCAGTCCGAGCCAGGTTCCGGTGGAGGCGTTGTTGTGGTGATAGGGGACCCCGAGAAGTCCAACCGGATTTGCTCCGGAGAGACCTTCGATGACGATTCTGTCCCCCGCGACCGGCGAGGTCGTCGCTCCCTTGATGCGGAATGTCTTGTTGGCAGGGTCCACCATGTCAATCTGGCAGGCCGTGCCGACGAGCGCGCCGGAAGAAGGAGTGATGACACGAGCCGCCGAGAAGTTCGCCGGATACACCGACACGAACTGGCCGTATCGGAGGAGGCGAACGCCGAAGCCGTCCGTCGAGCAGGTGAAAGTGTCCTGACCGGCAGCCGAGTTCACCGACGTGACCGTGGCGACAGCACCGTCACCACCCGTCATCATCGAGGAATCGACCTGACGACGGAATTCCGCCATCGCCTTGGCGAGAAGCTGTCGGAAGGCGTTGACGACCGACTTGCGGGTATCGTCCGTCGCCCACTGAGCGCGCTTCTGCCATTCCACGCCGTGCTTGAGGTGGACTGTCGAAACCAGAGCCTTCTCGAACGACTGACCGTCGCCGCGTCCGAGGTCGCCGCCATCCGGCGAGAAGTAACCGAACCTGCCGCCAGGACGGATTTCCATCGGGACTCTCATGTCTCGATTGGAAACCTTCTCTGCGGGCCGCTTCTCGACGTTCCCGTAGAACAGAGAGTCGCGGTCGAACAGGACGGGGACTTTGCTCTGGACAGTCTCCAGCTCGGCAGCGACTACCTGAGTCTCTGTGAGAGCCATGAGTTTGTCCTACTTCTGGCCTTTCGCAGTGGCTCGACCTTCCAGAATATCCATGTCGGAGGTGCGCGAGTAATCGATTTTTTTCGGATCGAGAACCGTCACGCGCTCCCGCCTCACATCGACACGCCGGGAAGAGCCCTCGAAGGCCCGTTTCTTCTGGGGTTGTGGTTGACGGCTCAGCCTCTCGTCCTTGTCGTCCCCAAGGCGCTTCTTGTTCGGTGAGCCGAGATATTCCGCTCGGATTCGGTTCCGGATTTCTCGAAGCAGAGGTTTTGCACCCGAGAGATAGGTGTTGACGATGCTCTCTTTGCTCTGTTTCGAGTAGGAGTCATTCGAGGCCCGCTTCCAAAGAGCCTGCATCCGGCGCCCGTGGACTCCATCTTGCACGAGCACCTTGTTGATTTCGTTGATAACGTCTTTCACGATTGACGACTTCATCCGCTCGGTCATGGAACCGGCGGGGTCGAGGCCCTGACGAATCACCTGGTCGAGCGAGCGCGTGACCCGACCAAAGATTTCCTGGTCGGCCTCCTTGAATCGGGTCTGCGCCCACTGTTCTCGCTCTCTCTGGAGCTGCACTTCCGCAGGGTTGGGGGCCTTCGACTTCTTCTCGCCGATGTCGGGAATCTCGCCACCGTTCGCGAACACGAAATTCGCGATATGACGGGCCGACATAATCAAATTCTTGTCCTGGACCTTCGTTCCGTGTTTGAAGGCCAGGTAAACGAGTTCCTCGATGATTGGCTCGGTAGCCGCGATGTAGGCTTTCTCGTCAATCGCGCGCAACTGTGGGAGCCAGTTCTCAGCCACCTTCTCGAACGCGCGCGGGTTGTTGTCGTGCAGCTCCTTCATCAGAAGCTCGGGACTCCCCGACACCAAACTCTGTTCGAGCTGGTCGTAGTTGTCAGCCTTGACCGCGGCCTCCGCCGCCTCCTCGGGGTTTGCGAACGACTCCGAGAATTTCTCGTCCCTGAAGATTGACGCCTTCAGTGTCGGAAACTTCTTGAAGATGTCCGGGAACTCCTTTTTGACAGCCCCAATGGATGGGCGGCCGCCAGTGACAGGGACTTCTTCTTGTCCCTCCCCTTCTTCCTGAGTTTCTTCGTCTTCTTGTTCGCCATCTTCCTCGCCTCCCTCGTCATCCTCTCCAGCAGGCTCTTCCGAGTCGTCGTCTGCGAGGACTTTGATGTCTTTTTCGACATCTTCCGCCTCCTGTTCCGCTTCGGTCTTGTCCTCTTTGTCCGCGGGAGGAGTCTCATCGTTCAAGACAGCCATGTCCGCAGAGAAGTCGGCGACGTCCCCGATGTCCTCCGGAGAGAAGAAACGCTGAGGATTGAAGAAGAATTTGAACACGGAAGAACTCCTATCGAACGGTTACGTTTGCGTTTCCTGTCGTGCAACGAATGCACTTGACGGTGCCACGGACCCCGGTTGTCTCCGCTCCCGTCAGTGCAGCGAAAGTGGAGCCGTCGTGCGAGCCTTCGATGGCAACGCTCGACCGAATATCGCACGAGGCAGCCGGAAGGTTGTAGACCACGTTCTGAAGAATCTGCGTGGTCGTCCCGAGACTCAATGTTTGAAATGGCATTTTCTACTCCTTTGGAGGTTTCTTCTTTTTCTCTCCATCCTCGCCCTCTTCCTCATCGGGAGCAGCAGCTTCCGCCATCGTGACGAACTTCTGATGCTCCTGCATGTGGAGGAGAACATTGAGGTAGGCGCCGGGATTTTCCTTCTTGTATTGCAAGCCGACATCAGACTTGAGCCACGCCTGACACGTAATCATTTCGACCTGATGATTGTCCAGCGTAGGCTCGATACGAACGGAGGACGTCAGCATCATCCCAGGTCCCATCCCCGGAGCCGGACCACCGGGGGCTTGATCTCCAGGCATTCCTGGACTCATCGGTGGTGCCTCCCCCTCAGGCGGGCCTTCGGGCGCGGGAAGAGCGGGCCCTTCTCCACCTCCCGGCTGACCTTGAGGAGGAGGCATCATCGGTGAGGGAGCCGGAACTGGCTCCGCGAGGATCATTTCCCCGATTTCGACGAGCTGCTTGTTGCGGTCATCATCACCAGGGATGTAAAGCTCAGGGACCCCGATGATAAGAGCAATCAAGCCAGCGTTCTCCGGGTGCCGCAGGACTTCACCAACATCCTCGTTACCTGACTGGAATAGCTGGAGAATCATGTCGCGCTTTTGCGCCCACGAGATTGGGAAGCTCTCGTTCACATCCGGCTCAACCTCCCCGACCTTGCCAGTGAGGTGAATTTTCCGTATCCAGATGTTGATGTAGGTCGCGCCGCGTTTCTCGACGTATTTCTCGTCCTCCAGCATGTTGATGGCAAAGCTGCGGACAGCCTTGCTCAACATCACCGACCACCAAATCTTTACGATTTTCCACGTAATCTGGAGCCGTTGGAGCGCCTGGGCTCGAGACATTTCATATTCTTTGGCGGTGCCGGAGCCTCCTTGTATAGCTCCTCCAAATACTGTCGGTAGAGCACCAGAGACGAACTGGCCGACTCGTTCAAGTCGGTTAAGGAACTTGTCAATCTCCTGAGAGATGGAAGACGTTTTGGCCTCGAAGAAGCCCTCGCCGAGAGACCTTCCAGCAGGCGCTTTTGCTGGAGAAACTTGTCCAGGTCGAGCTTCAGACCGGCTATACGCGTCGAAATCCAATACATCCGGGTCTGCGTAGAGTTCAGGGATTCCAAACTCGATGCCTTCGAGCGTGAGGTTCCAGCCTTCATTGGTCATGTCCTGGATGGGGACTACAGCGGTGCCGGTTGATTCGGCGTGGAGGGACTCCGAAAGAGGATGCTCGGTAAAAGTCCAGTGGTCGTTCATGACGTCAGGGACGCCCTCGACCACGAGGTCACGGTTGATGATGACTACGTAACATCCGTTAGGATAAAGAGACTTGAGCTCTTGAATCTCAGCATCGCGGGTTCCCACACCAAGGACGTTGTAGGCCCAGGGAGCGAGCCAGCATCTCCGCGTGGTGCAGAGGTCGGTGGCAACGTCTCCCTTATACATGATGTTCGTTCGCATGGAACGATCAAATGTGTCGAGATCAATGAGTGGCTGAATTCGCTCTGCGATCTCGGGGTAGATGTCCTGGAGCTTGGCATAGTGCTCCTCAGTTTCGAGGATGAGGTAGGGCAGGTCCTCCTTCTTCGTCGCCCAAGGAGAAATCTTGACGTTCAGGGGTCCGTAGACCTCCAAACATTCTCGGGATTTCGGAATCTGGTTGTAGCCGGAGATTCGCGGAACAACCTCCTCGAAGTCATCCGACTCGGGCATGTTCTCGTATCCGCACTGCGGACACTGTTGCAGCCCAATAGGATTGTTCGCCGCGGGAGGCATCGAAGGTGGAGGAGCTGCCGGAGGAGCAGAGGGAGGATTCGGGTCTGGAGGAAGGTTCGGATCTTCGTTCGGAATCGGTTCTTCCTCACCGACCGGCGCCATCCCACCCGCCGGAGCCATCGGAGACTCCTCGAGGGGAGCAGCGGAGATTTCGTCAGCACCCAGAGAATACCCACAGTTCGCACAGTAGTATTCTCTCGTTACGACCTGGTGGTCGCGAACGATTGGCTTCTCGTAGACGCCGTATTTTCCGCTTGCGCGATTTTCGTTGTATCCGAAGACGACGCCCTGATTGTAAAGGATGTAGAGGGCTTTCATGAACAGAAGCTCGGCGTAATTGTGCTTCTGTATCAGCATCCCAATCTTCGTGTAGGCTTTCGCCGTCTGAATGTCGTCAGGATCTTCGGCGTTATCGGGGATGAAAGGCACTGTTGGGAGCGCGCTTGACATCGCCGCGATGATGACCTCGCCGTATGCCCTGTAGATGTTGATGATTTTGGCATACAAAGCGGGGTCGATGTCGCTCTGAGGATCTTCCTCCTTGATTTGGTCAGGAGTGCGCCAGTCGTAGGCGAAATCGGACCACCAGATGTATTGGATGTTGTCCCAATAGCACATCTGCTTCCGCCACTTCTTGATGAGGCGGTCTCGGGAGAAGCGATCGTGCTTTTCGAGGTGGTCGATGATGGAATGCAGGTTTTTGGCGACTTCAGAGTCGCAGAAGTGCTCCTCCTCGACAGACGGAGGCTCGACAGGCTCCGGAGTCAAAGCGAGAGCTTCGTCTTCCGGTGCAACTGGAGGCTGTTCGAGGGTTGGAGGGAACATTATCGGCTAAGCTCCTCAATATCTTCCGTAATCTGCTCCTCTTCGGTCTTTTCGGATGATGTTTTCGCTTCGGATTCGGCTTTTCTCTGTTCTTGCGGTTTTTCCCGTTCTTCTATGACCTTTTTCCAGTATCTTTCCTTGGAATCTGCCTCAGCCTTAGCTGCGACGACGTGCCAAGGAGGTGTAACCTTCCGAACAGGCTTAAGTTCGGGTTTTTTCTCCCCATTTTGAGCCACAGGCGCCAGGACGCCAAGCCTAGTAAGCAAACCGCGCTGAGTTTCGCGGTTATCCGTCTCAAATTCACGCAACCTCTCGAGAAGTTGCTCGTTTTGGGTCACAAGGAGGCCATTTACAGCCTCTAACTCGGACACACGAGCCAAAAGTTGCAGCTCTCGGGGTGAAACCTGGACAACCTCGCCCGGTTTTTGCTCTCCAAAAAGTCTAGTGAACCACTCTGCCACGCCTGAACCTCGTTCGATGCACCGAATGCGGAGTTTTCCGGAATTTTTTCTCGAATTGATACATTGCCCGGTGAAATTGATTGTAGTCGTTGGTCTCCGTTAGCCTCTGGATGATTTCTCCGAGCGCCGTCTGCTTCTCGTGCTTACTTTTAGACTCTCGGATATATCGAGAATAAGCCTTAATGAGATAACGACCACCGTCATAAGGGTCATCGCCATCGAATTCGGCAACATCCTCAGTATTTTTTCCATCCTTCTGTTCATAAATGCAAGCCGGGATTGCTTCTCGAAAGTTCACGCACGACTTGCACACAATGAGCTTCGGGAGGTTCTGTTCTGGCTCCTCAGGTTGGAAGAGCTTGACGTATTCTTGGAACGCGTCAGGCCCTTGCATCCTCAAAATTCGTTGCGCCGTCTCCTCTAGGTAGCCCTCTTGAGGAACGTAGCGAGGAGGACGGTCCTTCCAACGCAACATCTCATGCATCAGGAGCTTTCCTCCCAGCCTATCGTTGTCGGCAGGCTGGAAATTGATCCCCGTTGCTTCGATGATTTGCTGCGCGAGTGTCTTCGCCTCTCCTCTTTT